AAGAAGGCCGCGGACTGTGGTGTCTTTGACATAACCATTTACCATGGTTTCAGGCGACATGTTATACTGCATAATGATTGACGGATACAGAGAGGTAGCATCGAAAGAAACTACCCAGTCATACTTACCGGGTTTAGGTTCTTGAACGTAAGCACCTTCGATGCCGCGACCCTGCTGGTCTTTCTTCTGCGGAATGTGGATATTCTTATCATACAAGTGATTGTAGAGAAGGCAATCCCAGGTGCGAACCTGTGAGAAAACATCATTGTAATTACACTTGGCGTCATAAGCCATTGTAAGAATAAGTTCAATCAACTTCAACTTACGTTCAAGTTCGTCCACAATTTCAACGTCTCGAACGTTGTATTCAACAAACTTCTGCCAGTCTTTAGTATAAAACTCACGGAAACTTTCATAGGGATTATCCAGCTTGTTCTTACCAAGTTCCACAGAGGCAATATGGTCTAGCTTGTAGGACTCTTGGTTAGAATACGTGAACTTCTTAAAGAGGTCCAGATAATCTAGAACGGCGATACCCTTCATTTCATAGGTAAACATTTCGCGACCCATGACATTCATGTTCTTACGTTGCACTAGACCCCAAGGAGAAAACTTCTTCTTGGTGGCATTTTCATCATTGAACAATCGCTCGACGCGGGCAATCATATATGCAATATCGAAAAGTTCAACGTTCCAACCAGTGATGATATCTGGATGATTGTCCGAATGAAATCTGATATAGGTTTCTAACAAGTCGCGTTCATTGTCACACTTAACATATAGAAACTTATTGCCAGTAGCACGAAGGGCTGTTATTTCTTCGGAGTTTACATCATCAAATTCACCACAACCAAAGGTAATAATCTGCCGAGAGACTAGGTCCTTGACAGTGATGAGAAGAATCTCTTCAATAGGATTATTGATATCTGGGAAGCCAAACTCGGCTCGCGTTTCGATATCGATTGTCTGAATCTTTAGAGCATTCATGTCCCACTGGATTTCACCGGGGAACTTATGCGTAATATACTGATACCCAAAGTTAGTCTGACCGTAGATAGGAAAGTTATCTACTTCACCATAGGTTTGAATAAACTCTTTGGCATCATTGTTACTTTGAAACTCAACGGGCTGGAGATTATCGCCATACAGAGACTTGTGGACACCCTGTTCTTTACTCTTCACATAGAGAACAGGAGAGAAGTCTTCCCTACGATTAAAGCGCACACCATTATGAACACCTCGAACAAGAATCTTGGAGCCATATTGGTGTGCGCTGGTATAAAACTTCATGTAAACCTCTTTTCAATTCAAATACTACTATACTATAAAACATAACAAAAGTAAAGAGAGTTAGTTACACCATGATGCCTTTTTTTCGCCCATATAGGCGCGGGCGAGGCCAGCCTTGATTAGTTCTGTTGATAGGTCCTTGCCATTATACTTGACATAACCAAGAACACGGCCACCAAACTTGTCCCATTCTTTTAGGTCAACCTGAATAACCTGTCCCGGCTTGATAACAGACTTAGTAAAGTTTGTTGCTGCTTCTCCACCAGCAGCTTCCTTAGGACACTGGGCACGTCCACCCTTTTCAGGTGTATCAACACCCAACACTCGGATTTTAATTACAGGTGGAATTGGAGCTGGCACCCATGGTGCTTCGACTTCGATTGTGTCCCCGTCCATAACTCTTGTTACCTTCCATGAATGCTCTACTGCTAGAGCGGGAGTGGCAATCAGGGCTGCGGCTAGAAATGCGGTAAATAATTTCATATGATAATCTTACTTTCTGGAATGACGATACCACTACCGAAACGAGTATTATATTCGTTCTTCATTCCAGTATCTGGTTCGAAAATAGAAACAACTGCACCAGCACGAATAGGAATATCTCCGGTCTGGGCATACGGGCAGAAGGGTGCTAGTCCAATACCAAACTGATTGTTCTGGTTAGGTACCATCATAATCAACAGAGGCTTTTGTAGGATTACAAGACCCTCAGCACTTTCATCAATGTCAGCAATGATTTCCTCACCGCTGATTAGCTTTATACATTTAATATTGGACATAGCATTCACCTTCTTAAATTATTACTTAGTTTTACCTTCTGCCAAGAATTCGGCAGCTTGTGATGGATATTCATTATCCTCATCGGTAATGTCGATCTTCTTGGCTTTCTTTTCTTCTGGAATAAATGCTTCAAGCCAAATCTTTAGCATACCATTTACCAGAGTAGAACTTTTTACTTCAACATTGTCGGCAAGAGTAAATTCACGTTTGAATCCTCGCTCGGCAATACCTTTGTAAAGGTATTCAGTATTCTCAGTGGCATCGATTTTACCACGAATACTCAACAGACCTTCTTGCAATTCAATATCAATCTCGGACTTACCGAAACCAGCAACGGCTAGTTCAATAACGTAGCGGTCTTCATCGACCTTCTTGATATTGTATGGGGGATATTTAATTGGCATCATCTGGGATGATTGGTCGGCAATATCTGCCAGCCTCTTCATAACACGGTCTGCGCCAACGAAATAACGATCCATCTGTGGGATCATTGTTGTATCAAATTTCATATTTTTGCTCCTATTAAGCGAGTTTAAAAAGTGTGCCATCCGAAGCATGGCACACTTTATTTATACTATACTTTTAGAAGAAAGTCAACTACTTTTTGCGACCGATGTTATACTTTTGAATAAGTTCCCACTCGTTCTTTTCTTTGTAAGCAATTACTTTGATTTGATTTAGAGGTGCCTTGTCCTCATGGATTTCTGGATTGAGAATGGTAATCAAACCCCAGTCCGAAAGTAAATGCGCAACAGTATTTCTACGTTGCAAGTCATTATCGCTAAAGTCCGCATCTTTACCATCTAAGGCAAAGAGTTCCTTAAAGTGAACAATGAAATACCTACCCTGCTTATGAAGGATATGGCATGACTGATAAAGAATCTTGTCCTTACGAGACGCTACCCCAATACGTGAAAGAGTTTCACGAACCTTTAGAAAGTCGTCTGGATTCTCCAACTTAACTTCCAAGGGAGCATACCCAGGATAGTTAATATCAAAAAAATCTTCGCTCATTTTCTACCACCTTTATACAATTTCTCTTTTATTGTTTTCTTTTGTTCTTCGGAGAGAATTGTAAGAGCTTGACTAGCTTTTTCATTACTATAGCCATAATACTCCTTGATCATCTCAACTTCGGCATCGTCTTCAATTTTGATCCATTTATCAAAACGCTTTCTAGACCTAATTGTATTTATAAGAAAAGTATTTTGCAGAGCTTTATCAAGGTGTGGGCGGCAGTTCATCTCGTTGGCTGGAATAACAGTATCGGCACTGAAACTCAGTCCACGATTGATGATCCAAGGGTTGTATTGCTTCTCTGACCACTCATCTACTATGAGATTGGTCTTCTTGTGGTTAATATCGTTGATGAAATCGAAGGGAGAAATCTTAGCTTTTTTCTCTACATAATCTTCTGGCTTATATTCTACCTTTGGATCCCCAAGACCCTCTAGAATACCGTCCATTACTTCCACTCCACCCCAGCCATAATCTCAACCAGACAGGCTACGAGATTGATTTCTTGGTTGGTAGCGAAAGCAGACTTGTATTGGTAGTCGGCCAGCAGAACGATAAGAGCCGCAGGATACTTAACATCATCAAGAAGGGTATCATAAATCTTACGGAAGATGATGCCAGCATCGTTGTCGATATTATCTACGACCCACTGACGGACCTTCTTGAAGTCTTTACCACGCAGAGCATCAACAAGTTCTTTCATGTTGATTTCTTGGACGTTGGCTAGAATACCGGCATCGATTGTACCGCTTACGCTGTAACGCTGGAGTTCATTAAGGACACGGCGATAGTCGGGAAAGTGCTTCTTGAGAACTTCGGCTACAACCTTGTCATCATACTGCACATTCTCGGTCTCAAGAATGTCACCGAGGCGCTTCATGAAACGACCAGCCATCTTGGGTCGGTCAGCCTTAGTCAACTTGAATTCAATCACCGCAGTTCGACTATGCAGAGGTGCAATGATACGGTTCTTGAAGTTACAGGTAAAGATGAAGCGGCAGTTGTTGGCAAACTCTTCAATGAAGGCACGAAGGGCTGGCTGAGTGGAATTTGGATTCAGATAATCGGCTTCGTCTAGAATAACAACCTTAGTCTTGCCGCTAAACGAGACAGAAGATGCAAACTCACGTATCTTGGTGCGGAGAACATCGATACCAGATTCTTCTGAACCGTTGATAACGATATAATCACAGCCTAATTCTTCACAAATGGCTCGGGCGATAGTAGTCTTACCTACACCAGCCGAGCCACACAGGAGCATATTGGGAATCTCACCAGTCGCCACAAACTGGCGAAAGGTATTCAATTGTTCATCGGGTAAGATGCAATCGTCCAGCTTACGAGGACGATACTTCTCAACCCAGAGGAAGTCTTCACGCATAATGATTCTCCATAATAAAATAAAATGTCCGTCGCGATATTAGTCTATCCACGGACGCTGGCTTAGTGACCAGTATTCACAGTATCAGTTGGCCGTTATACGACGGCCACCTGAGCATCAAAGTCATTGAGAATGAGGAGCTTATTGAACTGGCGAACAACTTCATCCATATCACTCGTGGTAAACGCAATGGTTACATCACGAGGGTCTTCTTCTGCATCATAAGGAATGCGGGCATTAAATGTAAATTCAAACTTAGTCATATTATTTCTCCTTAAATAGAGGACGCAGGGTCCATTGCAATGTAATAAACGAGTTCGCGACCCTTGCTCTTAAACTCCATGGCGCGCTTCTTGCCAAGCGTGACAGTGTAGTTATCAGACAGGACTTTGAGGTTCTCGGTCTTCACTCGGCAATCAAACACAGGAGCAACATCGGTGCTGATAGTCTTAGTGTAGGAGTTTGCCGATGAATTAGTGGGGTCGCCAACCTTGAGTTGAACCTGAGTACCATCCGATACAATGCTGATGATTGGTGCCGAGGTGATTGATGCGGCGCGGAGAATCATACTGATTGCATCCGCAGAAAGATCGAACGACCACACAGGTTCAATCTCAAGGTTTTTGTCGGGAGCAGCGGTCACGGTGCCAGGATCGGAATAGAAGTATTCGAACTTCGAGCCGTCCTTACTAACCTTGATGCTAGTCTCGCCAAAATCTACGTCCTGATCTTCCATAAGGGTCAGAAGTGCCAGAAGGCTATTCAGGTCATAGATGGCAATCTCACGCGGAAAGGTTTCAGTAACCGTGGCACGGGAGAAAATGTTCTTCCCAGGACTAACGGTACCAATCACATTACCCTGCCGAAACAGAATATTGGTATTGATACCAGCGTAGTTCTTTAGAAGTGAAAGTGTTTCATTAGAAATTTTCATAATATATTAACCTTTTTTCTTGTTGGTCTTAGTACCAGTATTTGTTATAACAGAAATTGTGTCGTTTGTCAAGAGAGAACTGGTACCCATATTATAGGTTGACCAGTCGGGCGTAGATGTGGGCAAAGTAGCAGAAATCGTACCACCGGATATCGTAGATGGTAATACACCAGTGAGAGTAACAGGTTCTATCTTGACATCCGTGTAAAGTCCTGCTAGACTAGGCTGTTGTGCCTTATCATGAACATGCAATGCAATGATGGCATAGTGAATGACCTTCATGAGGTCCTTGCGCCAGTCTTCGGGAGTTCCCTTATGACCGTATCGCTGGGCATACTTCATGATGTTTCCAACCGTGAAGCCTACACCATGTCCACCATCAATGATAAACTCGGTAGCTTGGTACTTGTTCTGCGAGTAGTGCTGCCCATAAGTGGCGTTGACATACTCAGTAACCTGCCGAAGCAGGTCACCTTCGTTATACTTATATTGAATTGTCATAATATCTCCTTAGAACGGTGTCTCTTCAAAAAATGCGTCTTCATTGACGTTATCGGTAGGGCCTGTGTCAATCTTGGCATCAACCTTACTGTAGAGGTCAAGAAACGCAGACTTGGTATCACCATCAAAACGGTTTACACAAAGTTCGACTGCTTTCTGGCGAGACTTGAACATGGCAAAGGCGTTAACGATGTGTTCCAGACGGCGAGTCGAAATCAGGTCGTCAATGCCACCATCGTAGAAAGTCTTACGAATGATTTCAGCCCAAGTGACAAGGTTGTCGGCGAATTCTTCATCGACCGCACCAGCCTTTTCCATCTTGTTCATGACAATCTTCTTTTCAACCTTAGCCGATGGGTATTCTTGTTCGACTGTGATGGCGAAACGCTCAAGGAAGGCATCATCAAGAATCTGGGCCGAGATGAACTTGCCGTCATCGGAACCACGACCCTTGGTGTTAGCAGTTGCAACCACGTTGAAGCCCTTGGCTGGGAAGACAGTCTCACCAGTCTTCTTATTGAAGTATGGCTTGCCTTCGAGAATGGCTTGGATGCACATCAACTTGTTCGAACCGCGGTCGATTTCATCAAGAATAAGAATTGCACCACGCTTCATGGCAGTCAGAACAGGACCTTCGCGGTACACTACGTTACCATCGACAAGGGTGTTGCCACCAATCAGGTCGTCTTCATCGGTTTCTACCGAGATGTTGACGCGGAGACATTCACGCTTCAACTTGGCGCAAGCCTGTTCAATCATTGTGGTCTTACCGTTACCAGACAGACCAGAGATGAACGTGGGATAGAAGGCTTCTGCCTTGAGAACCTTAATCAGGTCGGTGTAAAAGCCAAACGGAACGTAGGTCGCATCAAGACG